GTTGTATTATTGTAAGTACCACCAGTAGTAAAAGTATCTAGAGTTGTTATAAAAAACGGACCATTAGGTGGTGTTATGTTATATAATAACTGAGCATTTTGTGTATTCGTGTTATTATTAGATGATGTTATTGTATTACCAGTAACATAAGTATCAACACCAGTAATACTAGAAATATTAGCTAACACAAAACCGTTTGTTGTACCAGATAGGAATTTACCAGCTAAGTTAGAAACACCACTATATGATGTAATTTGGTTTCTAATTTTTAAGTTATAAAGGTTAGAACCAACCTCAAAGAAATTTGCGTTTCCGTTTGGTCCAGCTGGTACCCAATCGTTTGTTCCACTAGTAACCCCAGAGAACATCATTATCCCAGATGCCGTATTAACTATCGGTTCACCAACCAACAAAGTAGCACCCGAAAAAGGTGCGGCTGAATTTTGATTATTTTTTAAAATAAACCTAGTACTTCTATTTGCCATTTTTTTTTATTTTTTTTGTATTATTTTTTAAAAACTACCCCCATGTAATATATCGTTAGTAACAATAGAATTGTTTGCTGTTATTTCCCTATATTCTCCTAGTGAATCTAAACCTAAATTTAAATTAGGTGTATTTATTTTTATCGAAGATGTCCAAATAGTTGAAGAACCGCTAACAGTATTTATATCTCTAAATCTCTTTAAATTAGTACCAATATCTATTTCTTCATCGTTTTCTGGTGTAATACTAGTATTAAAAATAGTTTCACCATTAGATAAATGAATCTGTGAATCACCACTACAACTAATTAGGTTATTACTAATTACAGCAGTACACGCACTTATAACTTCGTTACTAATTAATAACGGCTCAATTATAAATGTTTCGTTTATATCCGAATGATATAGTGGTTTAAAATTATTATCCATATTATTTAAGTTGTGCTACCCATAATTTTAAATCCACCTAATGTTAGTGAATTTTTATATACTCTTATTGAAACGTTATCATTAGAATTTACTATTATTGGTGAACCCATCACCAAACCATCAAATTGACCAACACCATTAACTAATATTACAATTCTGGTAATATTATCTATATCAGATATTTGAGTGAAATTAACACTATACGGACAAATAAAAGAAAAATTAGTATTAGATTGTGGTTTAAATATAAAACTATATGTAACTGTATTCCCTACTTTTAACGGTTCTACCATAATATTCTTATAATTTCTATTTTCTTGTACTTCAATTGTTGTTATACCTCTATTTGTTGTTGGTATTACCTCAAAATCATCTTCATCCAAAATATAACCCAATAATTTCATTTCAAATAATTGAACATAAAATCTTCTATTTTCAAAATCATCAATATTACTCTCATCACCAATAGATTCTAAATGAAGTGGCATTGGATGACCATTTACACTGATATAACATTGTCTAGATTGAAAAGCTCTTTGTATTAATCTATTAAATTTATTCAAATCTTTCATCCTATTTGTAAACATTCTAACCTCATACGACATATCAACTGAAGTTGGTTGTGGTATTTTATATAAATCAATTCCACGTCTAACACCATCCCAAGTCGGTACTTTCATATAAGTATAAGTTCTATTTACTGGTATATTCCATAACCCAGCTTGGTTCTGACCTTGTTGAATATCTGGTTTTCTAACAACAGTAATAAAAGGTAATTCTATATTCTTAAATTTATCTGAAAATTGCCAAGTCTTACTAAATTCTGTCCATCTTTGTATTGTTAAAAATATAATAGGGACTTTCTCCCCATCAACAGATAAAGACATTCTTTCGTCAGATTTTAAAAATTCTAAAAAATTTTGGTCCATATCCTCCTCCAATACACCTTTTGGTAAAAATGTACCTCTATCAGAAATGTCATCTAATATTTCTTGTCTTCTCTCAAAACCAACTTTCTGTTGATTTATATTAATATTGGTTATATACCCTTTAGGTATTGCCATAATTTATAATTTTTTAATTTTTATACACCCCTAAATTCATTAGCATCAATAGCTGCACATTTTATTGTTCTAAATGCACCTTTATACCCCATTATTGTGTGTTTATTATCATAATTCTTAACTCCATCATTAACAACACTAAAATACCTAATTTCCGTTTCAGTAACTGGATAACCTACGTAGTCACCATAACTAATTTGAACATCTAACTCACTTAATTGTGAATCATAAATACCAAATGTAAAATTACCATCCTGTAAATATCTTAAAGAACCATTTCCATTATATGTTTTGTTTTCAGCCTCTTCTAAAATAGGTACTACTTTTAATTCAACTGGTGAAAAATAACGTATACCATCTTTTGGTGCCTCACCATACAAATTATCCGATGAAGAATTTTCCCTATCAACACGGTATAAAATAACCGTAAAATTTTGACCCTCAATAGCTTCACGGCCCATACTTATTTCTAGATTAAAATCTTCTTCAGAGAAAAAGCGATTTATACGTGTTATAGGATTAATCTTATTATTTTTACTATCCATATTTATTTATTTATTTTATTTTTTATTGTTTTATTAATATATTGATAACTACAACCATAAATATCAGCAATATCAACTTGTGATAAACCATTTTTTAAATATTCTTTAATATCTTCTAAATTAATATTATATTTATTTGATGGTTCTTTTTAATATAAATATTTACATTTTTATTATTAACACAATAACTATTGATTTTTATTAATTTTTTTAATATATTTGATAAAATAATTAAGTTATAAAAAATAAATAAATAAATTGATTTCACTTGATGACATACGAGGCCGCTCAGCTTTATCCTTTCTAGAAAAATATGAAGGTATAAACCCATATCTTAGAAAATTAAAGGGTGAATATTTAAAAAATAAAAAATTAGCTCTTACTGAAAACCAATCAAAATATATTATAGATAATCACGAAAGAGAACCACAATATATAAATAGAGTAATTAGTATAACACCTTATTTAGGTGAAGAACTAAAAAAAATTGATAATCTACCATTCACACCAGAAAAAATACTAATTGAATTTATTTTGGCTGAAACAGATAAGAGTTACCACGTTTATGGCAAACTTAAACAAAATCAAAAAGAATCCAAAATGTATTGGATTCCTAAAACACAAGTTAATGACGACCCTTATTTTGAAAAAATAGATGTAGATGTCGATTTTACAAAATATAATGAAATACTTAGTAAATACGGTAAAACACTCTACAAACACCAAGAAGATGGTATCAAGTTTTTATTATCTAGAAATGGGTGTATCTTAGCTGACGACATGGGACTTGGGAAATCCTTGATTATCAGCACTTTAGCTATAACACCTACTGGAACTAAGAGATTTGGTGATTTAAAAGTTGGTGATAGAATAATTGGTTCTAATGGTAAACCGTGTAATATTATAGGTGTTTATCCGCAAGGTGAAAAAGACTTATATAAAGTAACATTTAATGATGGGTATAGTATTTTATGTTGTAAGGAACATTTATGGACAGTATCTTCATGTAATTCTGGTGAAAATTCTAAAAATAGAGAAAATAGATATATAACACTTAGTACTGAACAAATGTTAGATGAAAACCTAATATTAGAACAAATTGGTACTGGTTGGAATGAAAAACGACCATATAAGTTTAAAACATATTATAAACAAAAAAATGGTGATTCTAAATGGCAAATTCCAATTGTTAAACCAATTGAATTTGAAAATAACGATGTTTTACCGATTGAACCTTACTTATTAGGTGTTGCGTTGGGTGATGGTCATTTTGATAGTAAAAACAATATTAAAATAGGTATACATAAAGAAGATTTTAATGAGATATTTGAAACCTATGATTTTATTGAACGAAAGCCTACTGGAAATATCAGGATAGCTTATTTCAAAATACTAAACCATATAAATAATTTAGGTTTATCTGATACACATTCAGATACTAAATTCATTCCAGAAATTTATAAATATTCTAGTATCGAAAATAGACTTGCGATATTACAAGGTCTTATGGATACTGATGGTCATTGTATGAAATCAAAAAACGGTGAATTCAATGGTACTGAGTATTGTACCGTATCTGAAAGATTAGCTGATGATGTTGCGGATATTGTACATTCTTTGGGTGGTATTGTCAGAAAGAAAAGTAAAATTGGTTCATATAAAAAAGAAGATGGAACAAAAGTTATATGTAAACGTGCCTATAGATTAAATATTAAAATGCCAGAACAATTCAATCCATTCAGATTAAAAAGAAAGGCTAACGATTATAATCCTCCTACAAAATATAAAATTGGTAGATATATTAAAAATATCGAACCTTGTGGTAAAGGTGAATCGGTTTGTATTGCTGTAGATGCACCAGATAAATTATATGTTGTTGAGAATGCGATTGTAACGCATAATACAACTCAATCAATTATTGGTGCTATTGAGAGTGGTGCTGAAAGAATTCTTATTGTTACAACTTCATCAACAAAGATTAACTGGGAACGTGAAATAAAAGTTTTTTGTGATGAAACAACAATTATCGATGGAAAGAAATGGGATGTAAGTAAATTTACTATTATAAATTTTGATATTTTAAAGAATTTTCATACACTACCACCTACTAGAAAATTAAAAGAAGGTGAAGAAGAACCAAATCAAATTAGAGATTTAGTCAACGCTAAATTTGATTTATGTATTGTGGATGAGGCACATAATTTAAAAAACAATGAGAGTATTAGAGGTAAAATAATGGTTGATGTTTGTGTTAAACACAATATACCAAAAGTGTGGTTACTTACTGGTACACCAGTAGCAAATAGACCTATGGATTTCTTTAATCTTTTAAAGTTAATTAAGTCACCTATAGCTAATAATTGGAAACACTACGCTGTTAGATACTGTGATGGTAAACAGTTCTTTAGAACGCTTAAAAATGGTCAAAGAAAGCAAGTATGGATAACTGATGGTGCGTCAAATTTAGAAGAATTATCAAATAAAACAAAAAATTTATTATTAAGGCGTTTAAAAACGGAAGCTATCGACATGCCAGATAAAATAGTAACCCCTATGTACCATCAATTAGATTCTAAGGGGTGGAAGATGTACCATCAATTATGGGATGAATATGTTGAAATGAAAAAGAAATTAGGTAAAAGGACTAATGAGTCACAAAAAGATTTGGTTGAATTAATTTTATTGAGACAATTTATTGCAATTCAAGCAATCCCATACACTATTGAAATGGTTGAAAATGCTTTAGAAATGGGTAGAAAGGTAATTATTTTTACTTCATTTTCAGAAGAACAAGATATAATTGCGAATCATTTTGGTAAATTGGCTGTAAGACATAATGGTTCGTTATCAAATGCTAAAAAACAACATTCAGTTGACCAGTTCCAGAATAACGATAAAATAAAAGTATTTATTGGTAATATAAAGAGTGCTGGTGTTGGAATTACACTTACACAAGCTACTGTTGTAATATTTAATTCATTTGATTGGGTAACTGGTAATAATGAACAAGCTGAAGATAGGTCGTTCAGAATTGGGCAAAAGAACGATGTAAACGTTTATTATCAATTATTTGAAGACACGATTTCAGTTAGGATGTGGGAAACTTTAAAACAAAAAAAACAAGTAATTAACACAATATTAGGTGTTGATAATACATCAAAAGAAGATGAAACTGATTTATTAATTCAAAAAATGTTAGATGGTGAATTATAACTTTTTACGTTTAATTTTATTTCTATTTAGATTACCTTCATAATAAACATCATTAATCACCCTAGTAGTACTCCACATAGGTCTTAAATTTTCCAATGCGTTGACAACACTAGGGTGCTCAGTTGTGTCAAAACTACTTACTGGTTTAATGTGGTCAACATGCCACTCACCATGATTATCCCATGACATACCTTCTGTGAATAACAGCTCAATATGTTTTTTAAATTCTAAGGCAGAGTACCCAAGAAGGTCTATTGTGTAACCTTCTTTTTTAGTGTTTAATCGCCATAGTGACATTTTAAGAACGCTTCTCCACAAACCAACATGTTTATTTTTTAATCTATATTCTCGTCTTTTATCTTGGTTTTTTTGATTGTATTCTTTTTTATAATTATTTTTACATTCTTTACATTGACAATAATAACCATCTTTACCTAATTTATTAACGTGAAATTCAGTAATTGATTTCTCAATATTACATTTAGTACATATTTTACTTTGCATTTGGAATAACTTTAAAATCAATGTTATATGGTGTTGAATCTTCTAAGTAAAATTGAACATAACCATAAGTCATATTATTTTCTTTATTAAATAATATATCTGACACAATGGTTTCAAAACCTAAATTCTCTTTTAAT